TGTCCAATTTAATAAAGACTCTTGACTAGAAAAACGTATAAGCAATGGATCTTGGATCGTGGTTCCTATAGTGTTGGTTCCAAAAGCAATAACATGTCTGTCTTGATCAGATACTAATATTTGTTTAGCAACGGTTGGTGTGTTACTAGCACCTGTTTCTGTGGATATTTCAACGGCTCTTGCGGATAAGTTACCTGTTCTATCCCAATAATATATCTCTCCATCTCTTGGATTAATAAGCAAGTCTTCTCCAAAATTATCTTCAGACCAAATTCTCAACTCACCTGTTGTTGTTACACCACCTGAAGCGGCATCACCCCAACCAGAGAAATCAGATGCGGCACTAGCATTACCTTTTATCAATCTAACAAGTGTGTTATCTGTGTGAGTTACGGCTGTTGTACCACTGTGTCCTCTTGTAACATTTAATGTATTATCGTCAGTATCGCCAGCAACAAGCATTAATTCTTCATCAACTAATATAACATCGCCAGCCGTTTCTATACCTGTTTCATCGTCCACATCAATGGCAGTTTCACTATTATCTAGTGCTTCGGCTAGTTGAGTTTGTAATGCAGTGGTTGTAATACCCCCAAACAATCCAGCACCCCAGCCTGTACCCCCAACCGTGGTATTTAAACCAGTGTTGATTTGATAAACGCCATCGACACCTGATCCACCTGTTCCCGTATCAGAGCCATTAGCTGTGGCACTTGCTATTATTGTGTATGTGTTAGCGTTAGGAACAGTTGCTATTTGGTGTTCTTTATTTAAAACAGCCGCAGTAATTAAACCACCTAAAGTTGCAGCACCAGATATAGTTACAAAATCACCTTCCACCGCACCATGAGCCGAATCGGTTGCTGTTATTGTTGTCGATCCATTAGTAGCAGCAAAAGTAATGCCATTAGTAGTTGTAGCTCTATTGGGAGTGATGTCATTAAAAGTACCGCCTTGTTCTATGTAGTATTTAAATGTAGTCCCTAAACCTAAAAAGTTTGATCCATCAAGAGCCGACCAGTTATGTATACTACGAGCCGTGCCTAAATAAGTGGTAGAGTTGGCTTTTTCCCAACCACCTATCTTTTCTGGAAAGCCAAGACGAAATCTTATTTTGTCGCCATCAACAAAGCCACCTTCAGTACTGTAAGATGTAATGTCTGATACAATTCCAGGTTTAAAACTTAATTTTGTTAAAGGCATTAGGCTATGTTTCCTGCTACTGTTCCGTTGTTTGTTAGTGTAACATTACTTTGACCATTAATATACTTCCCTGCTGCTCCTCCAGAACCAGCACTAGCTCCATTTGAAGGACCACTTGAAGGAAACGAAATAGATGTCCCTGAACCGTTAGCTCCAGTAGAACCATTTGATCCCGCTGCACCTAATGCACCACCATTCCCACCGGCACCACCATTCCCTGCATTGGTGCCACCAGATCCACCAGAACCTCCCGATCCTGCTGAAGCATTGTAACTTGCCCCTGCTCCTCCTGCTCCTGCTGATCCACCTGATGTAACAGCATTGGTGGCAAGTAAAAAATTAAAATCAAAATTATTATAATATAACCCTGTGGCACCTCCAATATTACTTAAATACCCTACGAAATAATATGTTGTATTAGCACTTAAATTCATTGTTTGACCACTAGTGTAATTTCCGCCACCTTGTCCTTGGCTGGCAGAAGAAGCACTTGTACTCATATTTATAACAGGACTTCCGTAGCCAGATCCATAACTTGATGATATTGAAGCACTCGTCAAAGTAAATGTACCTCCTGTCCCTAGTTGAAAAGAGCAAAAAAAAGGTCCTCTGTTTGCAAGTGACCCTCTAAAATTAGATGATGAGGTGTAAAAGCCCCAAGATGTATTAACAGACCCTCCTTGTTGATTGGCTTGATTAACACCACCCCATTTTCTATCAGCGACAGATCCTTGACCATTTAAATTATTACTGCCACCATACCCAGGTTTTGATCCTCCATTAAACCAAGATGGTGCGTCATTTGCTGGAGCATTTCCTCCTCCATACGGAGCACCACCCTCATCTGTAAAACTATTTAGACTTGCATTAAGTGATGATACGCCAGTGCCACCTGCACCACCTGCACCTCCACCACCACCACCAGATTTAATATTACCATTGTTAACAATAGTAACAGCAGAACCTACGAATATAGAATCACCACCTACGTTACCTGCTGATCCACCTTTACCATATATATTACCATTGTTTGTAATAGTAATAGCACCACTTGCATTGGCTGGAATATTGATAGCATAAGTGTTTGTAGCAGTAGCACCAATTGTAACACCAGAATCAATTACAACTTCTTTAGGATAGTTAACATCAAAATCATCACCAAATATAGTGGCTAGACTTTGATCAGTTGCAGCAGAACTTATAGTAAATTTATATCCTGTTGCCTTACTACGAAAGTCTGATAAATCTAAAGCACCACTTGTAGGTAAACCTGTTGCTAAATGTGTAGCATTATTGTCTGAAGCTTTGGGTAAAACTTTACTACCATTTAAATAATAATCGCTAATAGCCACAGATGTGTTACTACCAGGACTAAATTCATCCCGTATTTCAGAAAATTTTATTGGTCCTGATGCTGCCAACGCCATGTTAATTCTTCTTTAATTCATCGATTTCTGCTTTTAATTCTTTTATGCTTTCTATAAGAACAGCACATAATTTTCCATAATCAACAGATTTGGTTTGCATATCATCATCGGCTGTAAGAACAACTTCTGGTAAAATTGCTTCCATGTCTTGTGCTATAACACCAACTTGTTCTCTAGCGTCTTCTATATCATTTCTTTTGTAATACACACCTTGCATCTGCATAACCATTTTTAAAGCATATTCTATTGGTTCAATGTCTGTTTTTAATCGTCTATCAGAAAAAGCAGTAACATCATTATTGAAAGTCGCAGCACCAGCCGAAGACATGTCCAATGTAAGAGCAGTTATTCCAGAACCACCATCATCACCTTTTATAATAAAGTCTTTATCTTGTACTCCAGTTGTAATAACAAAATCACTTGATGTATTAGACAATGTAGCAATCGTAGTGCCACCATCTTTGAATAAAACATCGCCACCGTCTGCGTCTAAGGTAATATCGGCACCACAGTCTAGTGTTATAGCTCCTGCTGCAACAATATTTCCACCAAGAGTTAAATCTCCTCCGACACTACCAGTACCAGTTATGGTAGCGTTATCGGCTATTGTTGTTTCAGATGTTGTGTGTCCAATAGTTACGGCTATACCAGATGTTTCAGTAGCAATCTTTAATGCACCTGTTTTATTTGCAATAAAACTATTTGTTCCATCATGATACAATTGCATGTCATCAGAAGCACCAAACTCTAAAGTATCATCAGTTCCCGCTGTTCCTGCATCTCCGAATTTAATTAACTTACCATTAACATCTAAGTTACCACCTAATTGTGGAGACGAATCTCCAAGAACATCTGTCGAAACAGTTGCTACATTTGCATTGGATCCAGTACCATCTGCATAAACAATAGCTGAAGCACCCGCTCCAATAGCAACCGTGGTTCCCGAACCACCGCCTTGTTTCACTGTAGCAATTTGATCAGTGTTGTTATTAATAAAATACCATTTTTGTACATCATTAGGAGCAATTATTAGATTAAATGCCGAACTTACATTATCTGTTAATAATATGACTTTATGATGTCCGTTGGAAAGTGAACCATCACTTGTAGTTAAGGTTGTCTCTCCAGAAACAGCTATACTAAGAACCCCGTTCAACGCATCATCTATAATGTCGAAGTTTGTGTTGGTTGTAGTTCCCCAAGTTCCAGCCTGTTCTCCAGACGCTATCTTTTGTATTCCAGTATTTGCTGTGTATGTACTTGCCATGTTTACATCCTATATTATTCTAGTGCTTATATCAACCCAACTTTCATCTCCAGATGGTGATATATTTGTCCATGTCTCTGTTCCAACGGGAGAAACAGCCGTCCACGTTTCGGGATTCACGATTGCCACTTCTCTCCAATGCTCTCTTGTAAACACACCCGTTGATACACCCGTATCACTAAACCCTTGTGTTGCAAATGGAACGCTACAGAATAACATTAATCAGCATCCGCTATTGTGTTGCCATCTATCTTTGCCCATTCAAGGATTGCATCATAGTGTCTATTACCTACAACTAGTGGCACAGATACATATTCACCATTTGCTACGCAATCTATAGAGCAATTAGCTTCTGTATAATTATCTTTATTGTATTTAGCATTTGTTATTGTCATATTATTCATAATTATAACTCCGAATCAGCTGCTAAAAAAGCAGTAGCACTATTATTAAACAGCAAAACAGAACCTTGTCCTACTGTTAACCCTGAACCGACTGTGACAGTTAAGGCAACTAAATTGCCTACACCTGCATCTGAAAGCGACCCTAAAGCAGGTACAGCACTTGCTGCAGTTAAAGTATTTGCATGATAAACTCCGTAGTTTGATGCTGTGCCTGTTGTTACAAGAGTTGGAAAAGCTCTCATTTCACCAGCTAAAATAAAGTTAGAATCCTGTCCTGTTGTAGCCCAATTATGACCTCGTGCAATTCTTTTATAAGCAGCACCAGTTGCTCCTTGAACCCTTTGATAATACCTTTGACACAAAGCTAGTTCTTCCCCAAATGACCTATGCTCAAATGATGTGGCTACAGAGCCTACTTCCATCTGCACTCCAGTTATAAAGAATGTTCTGTTTGTGCTATCAAAGAAAGATGTTTGATTATCTCCAACTCTTATTGTCTGAGACAATGATGCCCAAGTATTACTAACAAAAGTACCAGATGTAAAATTACTTCCTGCGTGTAACCATATGAACAGATATACACTTAATGCGTTATCATCATCATAAGCACCAGTTGTATCTCCAACATATGTAAGAGTAATTCTGTTCCAATCTGTAGTTACTGAAAATTCTTGTGCAATGTGACGATTATTATCTGCATCATAAAATTCAGCAGTATATGTTGCCGCAGCATTTCCTTTTACATAAAAAGATAAAGTCATCTTTTCTGCACCAGAAGTTCCCTTTTTAAGTTGTTGTAATTCTTGCCCTTCAAATTTATATATAACATATGCTTGTTCGTTGGCTGCAATAGATGTATCTGCTGTAGTACAATCTAGTTTCAAAGCATTTGCAAAACCATCATGAACATCAGCAACCTGCGACATTGTTGCACGACCTGCTGTAGAACCTGCACCAAAAGAAAATCTATCTAATAAAAGACTTGTTTCTGCACCTAACCCAGTAGCACTCGTACCTCTTTGTGCTACTTGCATAGCACCATTGATGATAATATTCCGTCTGCCACCAATCTGACTATTGGTTGCGACTTCACCTATCTTTGCTAATTCTGCTGCTTTACTCATTCGTTACTCCTTAACTCGGCTTTGTTGGAAACGTAATGTTACTCAACGCATCATCTGATGGTGTAGTACCTGTTATGTCTCTCAAGGCTTGTCTGTATGTCTTCCAAGCATCTGATAATGTTACATCACCTAATGCCATGTAATCTGTTTCAGCTAGTAACACATCTCTTTGTTTGCGTAAGTCTACCATACGTCTGTTAGGTGCTTCATCTGACCATGTTTGTTCTTCTGCTTCTCTTGCAGTTTGTTCTGCATCTGTAAGAGCAACTAAATTGCCATTAACAAATTTATTATAATTTGGCATTATACAACTCCATAAACTTTAATACTGTGGGTATCTAAATCACCACTAGATGATGATATGTTAAAGCCATTACACACTAATGCGTAAGATGGTGCAATAAAACCACCTGCAACAATCCCACCTTCAGGAGCTCCATTTGTGTAAGCTGTCTTAAAAAATCCTGATATAAAAGTAGGATATATTGTACTATTTACATTGTGCATAAAAAATTGAAATTGTACTCCTTCTCCGATTACATTCCCAATAGTAGAATAGTTAAATTTTATAAAGTCTGCTGCATCAACTAATCCTCCATTCCCCCCATTGGTTAAATCATATCCATGTTTACTTCCTGTAACTATAGAACCACCTGATTTTAACTTTAGATAAAATTGAACTCCGTCTGTTACCATTTTAACATTACCAACAACATAATAAGAATCATAAGTTGAATTAATATAAGTTGCATCAATATCTATAGAAGCAGCGTTAGTTGCAGTAGCTTGAGAAAATAATAATTGTAGACCACCAGCACCTACAGGAGTTTGGCTAAATGTTACAACACCAGCACTAGAGATAGCGATTGCATCTGCATCACCTACAGAACCTATCTGTCCATCATTAGCGACTGTTACGCCACCACTATGTACACTTCTACCTGTAAACGTAGGTACACCTGTAACTGCAAGAGTACCAGCCATTGCTACGTTACCTGCAAAACTACCACCTGCACTTGCACTTACTGTGTCAGCTACGGAGAACACATCAAAGGCTACCATCTCAAGTACGTCATCAGCCGATGCACCTTGTACTAACACGACAGTCGTTCCTGTTGTTGCTGTGTAGTCATCACCTGCTTTTAGCTTTACACCATTTTGATACACATCAAGGTACAAGCTATCAACGTAGGTAAGTGTTATACCACTTTCGTCAGAACCACTAAAGCTAGTTTGATTAGATGTGGCTTCATATATAAACCTTCTTCTTATTCCATTGGATGGGGATGTCCCTATATATGCCATTATGCTAAATCTCCAATATGTTGTATGCCACAAAGAGAATCATCATATTTTGTGAGATTTGCGTTTGCATAACCAACTCTACATCTAAAAACTGTTGTTGTTCTTGCAGTAGTGCCATCACTTCCGTCAACAATTCTAATTGAACCATCTGATACAGAACTTCCACCTGCTGAACTTGCAGTTGAATAATCATTATTTGCCATAGCATTTGTAACTGTAAGTGTCATATCGCCTGTGGCATTATCTGTAAGTCCAGCTGAATTAAAGCTATCTAGAATTGTCATATTATCAACTGTAAACCAAGCCTTTATTAAACCTTGAACAACACTAGTAGTTTCAGCACCACCTTCTGATGTGGCAACAGCGTTAGTACCTACAGTATGAACACCTGTTACAGCTAACGTACCTGCAAGAGTAACACCCTCTGCTGATGTAGCAGTTAAGAAGGTAGCATTGGCTGCATTAGATACACCTGTGATACCTTCTTTGCCTATTTTAGTTAGAGCCATCTACTTCTCCCTATGCGTACGGACTATCGCCTAATAAACTTGTATTCCAAGCTGATTTTAATGCACCTATATTTGCTGCATTTGTAATAGCACTTGCTGCTGGAGCATTTCTTAATGCTGTCTTGGCATTTTTAGCAGTAGTCTGGTCATCAGAACTATCTGCTTCTAGTGCTTTCATGTAAGCTACATCTTGTGCAGCAAGTAGAGGTATTCTTACTTCTCTAATCTTGTCCTTGAATATAACTTTAGCAGCAGTTAGGTCTTCAGTAATAGTTGAGCCACTTAAAGACCAAGCATTTCTGAATAATCTGTCTTTGTCTATTATGTTTGTTGTCATTGCTATCTCCTTTTAAGCAGCTTTTTCATTATGTATGGTTAGTTCTTCTGATATCTTCCAAGAGTTTCGCCATACTCTAGTGCTTGGAAGTTGTGATTTAGTGCATATGACCATTCGTGGCTTGTTGGCTTTATCCCAATCTTGCCATACGTGCATTGGTAAGTCCTTCATAATTAAGTATTCTATTGCCTGTTCTTCTGTCATTGCATCAATAGGTTTAGTGTTGTGTAACAAATAACCTCTAGTGTGCTTTGTAAATCCAGGTGTATTCTCATCTTTCTTTAATTCCCAGTATGCCTCAACTGGGGGTAATATCCCACCTTGCAAGGCACAAGCGAGCCAATTAGGGTCAACGTGTGTAACCTTTGCAGGAGCATCTGGTTCTTCTGGGTCTTCCCATACTACACAGTATTCTGTTCTAACCATCTCAAGTTTTTCTTTTGCCCAACACAGTCTATCCCATAGATGTGTGCCTTGAAATTCTGGTGTTTCTATTGTCATGCTAAGTCTCCTAAAAATGATGCAAGAACAGCAGGTGGGTCAAAAGCAGCGTTTGAATTATTTGCACATATAACTGCACCTGAACCTGTTGTGGCAGCCCATGAGCTATCATTTATAAATGTGCAAGTAGCTAATCCTGCTCTACCAAGACCACTTGTAGTACAGTAGTTTGCATTAGCCATGTCATTATTTATTGTAATTGTATAACTTCCTGTGCCATCATCTGTAATGCTTGTATTATTAAAACTGTCTCTAATTGCTATAGTTGATTTACCATTAAAGTTTATCCACATCTTAGCACTACCATATGCCAAGTAATCTGCATCCACAGATACTGCTGTTCCACTTATCTGTCCACTTGTTGATAATGTATCAAATGCTATTGTTCCGTTTGCCATTATGCTAAATCTCCTGTTACCCCAATATAAAAAGGGTCTACATCAATAGTTGTACTATCAAAACCTTGTCTACCTAAAATGTCGTGATGGTCTGTAGAGTTTGATTGTGTACCAATATCAGTTTGTGCAACTTCTCCTGTTAATATGGCGTAATTTGTACTTCCCATATTAGTTGTGTATGCGTTTGCATATGTGCCTGTGCCACCATCCGTTGTACCAGACATATTAAAACTATCTCTAAAATTAACTGTTCCTGTACCATCAAATTGATACCAAGCCTTTACTAACCCTTGCTGAATACTTGTCTGTGCTGAACCCTCACCTCTAATAGTCATAGAGGTTGCACTTGCACTAACAACAGGTGTTGAGCCAATGGTTATGGTTGTCGCAGTGGACTTGCCTGTGATTGTGTCTAATACTACTGTACTCATGCTAAGTCTCCTAATGTGTGAACTGTACCAATTCCTACATCTTGTGTGTTATCAGTCGTATTTTCTATCATTTTGACTGTGCTTGTTGTTATGCTATCTATTGTTAGAAGCCTATCTGTATATTCGTCACCACCTGCACCAATTACAGGTGAATTATTAGCATTTCCAAAATTTGTAGAATACGTTACTGTGTAAGTACCTGCTCCGTGGTCTGTCATACTACCAACATTAAAACTGTCATTTGTTGCAAAACTAGCTCCATTAAAATTAACCCAAGCCTTCGCCAACCCTTGTTGTAAGTTAGTAGTGTTTGTTCCACCTTCTCCTACCACAAGCATTGAACCTGCAGCAGTTACACCTTTTATTTTATCAATAGCTATCTCTGATGCACCACCACGAGTTAAATAGGTATCTACTTTTAATGTACTCATGTCACCACCAACCTTCCACCATCATTAATGGTCAATGTAACACCACTATCTACTGTAAATGGTCCTGTAACTTGTGCATTTTCTGTGGCTAGTATTGTTGTGCTTATTGTAAGATTAGCAGCGTTTGTTCTAAACAACCCACCACCCTTAAAGTTACCCTTGAACTCTTCAGCAGGAGTTATGTTACCACCTGCTAAGTCAAGGAAGTGAACAAATATGTTTGCTGTACCACTTGAAGGAGCAGCCGAGAATGTTAAGGTTGAACCATCTGGTACTGTGTATGCAGAGGTATCT